GTTGACGTATCAGCGTTAGCTAGTAACAGTGCGGGTGCTGCTTGTACTTCGGTTTCTATTTCAAGAATATATTGGGCATGTCGTGGAATGGGCGTAGATCTTGAATTTGACGCTACCACAAATGTTTTAGCAATACCTTTGCCGGCTGATAGTACCGGCGATGAATATTATGATTTATTCACAGGTATTCCTAACAATGCGGGATCTGGTGTAACCGGTGATATTGACTTTACAACAGTAGGTCATAGCAACGGGGACGCTTACTCCATAATCTTGGTATTGACTAAAAACTACTAGATGGCGACGACCAAAGACGTCACTAGATCTCCTAGCGGTAGGTTATCCTACCGCGGGGAGACTTTTTCTGGTTACAACAAACAAAAACGTACACCAGGCAAAAACAAAAAGTTTGCTGTTTTAGCTAAAAAAGGCGATCAAGTAAAAATAGTACGTTACGGGGATCCGAACTTATCTATAAAAAAGAGTCAACCTAAACGTAGAAAAAGTTTTAGAGCAAGACATAACTGCGATGCGGTACAAAAGAAAAAAGACGTATTCACCGCTGGTTATTGGTCCTGTAAGAATTGGTAAATAATTATGGCAACTCCAAAAAATGTAGCAAACCCATCCTTGTATGCAAAAGCCAAAGCAAAAGCTAAAGCTAAGTTTGACGTATATCCGTCTGCTTACGCCAATGCTTATATGGTTAAAGAATATAAAAAAATGGGTGGCAAATATAAAGGTGCTAAAAAAGCAGAAGGCGGTGAAATGAAAAGTTTGAAGCCGATACCGGCAAAAAACAAAGGCTTGCCTAAACTACCTAAAAAGGTAAGAAACAAAATGGGTTTTATGGGCAATGGTGGAGAAGTAATGATGGTCCAGGGCAGAGGTTGTGGAGCTATGATGCAAAGCAAACGCAAAAAGACCAGAGTTCCTAGAAGCTAATGTCAAGAGAAGTATCTTCAATATCTCGCGTAGGTACAAGCGAGCCTTTTGATCTTCAAGTAGCAAGAGGTCAAGTAGCTTTTCACGAAACGCAGTTTAAGTTTGGTTTTAATTCAGATATTGATGATTCTTTAGAAACAGTTTGGGCGGAAGGAGGTTTGTACTCGTATCTGTCAGCTGCATCGGTTTTAAAAATATCTAGTTCCTCTACCGACGATACCTCAGCTGGTACAGGTGCCAGAACTATTACGATTAGTGGACTAGATGCAAATTACGATGAAATCAGCGAGTCCGTTACTCTGAACGGGCAAACAGCGGTAAATACAACACAATCATTCTTGCGTGTGTTACGTTTGATAGTTGACACGGCTGGATCTGGTGGTCAAAACGCTGGAGTTATATATGCGGGCACAGGAACCGTTACTTCTGGTGTGCCAGCTAATAAATTCGGCACCATAGCCGTTGGTGACAATCAAACGCTTATGTGTTTTTGGACAGTTCCTAGAGGATATACAGCTTTTTTATATCAAATAGACATGAGCATGAATACTGAGGTGGCAAACAAATTCGGTACTGTATCTTTAGTAGCTAGACCAGAAGGCGGAGTTTTTAACGTCAAAGATAAATTCGCTTTATCACAAGACATTATTCATCAAGAGTTTAAGCATCCAATAAAATTTGCAGAAAAAACCGATTTAGAAGTAAGAGCTATAGCTAGTAGCTCAAACGCAAATCTTGCAGTATCGGCGGGATTAGACATCGTATATATACAAAATAGGCCGTATCCAGAATGAGTTTAACTAAGTGGTTCAAAGAAGATTGGGTTGATATCGGATCTCCGAAAAAAGGCGGTGGATTCGCTAAATGTGGAAGGACCAAGCTGAAAGCAGATAAAAAAAGAAAATACCCTAAGTGCGTACCGGCTGCTAAAGCTAGACGAATGACTAAATCACAAATAAAATCAGCTGTGAAAAGAAAAAGAGCTAAGCCTCAAGGTGTTGGTGGCAAACCAACCAATGTAAAAACTTTTGCAGCTAGAGGTGGTATGGTAAGATCAAAACCTAATATGGGTTTATACGGAAGGAGATAACTATGAAAGGAACGAAATATAAAGCCGGAGGTGGTTTTATGAAAGGGACCAAAGGTAAGGCTAAAGGTGGCGAAATGAAAGGCACCAAGTACATGTCTATGGGTGGTGCTGCACAAGCAGAAATGAAAGCCAATCCAGGTATGAGCAAAATGCCAAGATCTGTTATGTCTGCATTAATGGGCCAAGGCACAAGAAAAGCCGGTCAAGCTAATGTTTTAAAGAGCAGTAAAATGAGTGCCGGCGGTGGTGCAAATAAAAATGTTAAGTACAGATCTAAGGGCGGAGGCTTGTACGGCAAATAACTAATTACATAGGAGTTAAATTAAGTGGCGTATTTAATTTCCAACATTCCTCAGTTTAAATGCTGGGTACGTAAGGAGTTTACGGCTAATCATCAAGATTACCATGGAGAATATCTCCATGCTTTGGCGTTTGCTGTAAACACCATTCCAGATAGATCTCTTTCTTTCCAAGTGGTTTTTACCGGATGTGAGACAGACTTTGAAGATTATCCAGATGAAAACGTACATGGCGGAGCTATGTGGGCCAGGATGCCCATACAAGCGCTTGTAGCGGACGTTCCTCTTGATAGGTGGCCTACACCTATGGAAGATCATTTAGCTCAACCCTGGGACTGTTTGGCCCACGATCATTCAGTTGTTGTCCTGGACAGAGTGAGTTCATCGCCCTGGATATGCAAAATAGGCGGAGAGTTCTATACTGGCAAGTATATGTTTACAGTTGATTACACTGAAAATAGCATCGCAGACGATCCGGCTCAACATAAGCAATCACATGTGTTATATTTAACTGACGCTGGAGAGTACACTGGCAATTTTGTAGCTTTACCTAATAATAGGGTTAGAGCAACAAACCCAGCTTTGTGGCGAGTAGGAGAAGGAGCACCAGACTTTTCTCCTAGTCAATGGGTACATTCAGCAGAAGGACATGAAAGTTATATGGATCCAAATATAACCTTCAACAATTTGTATAGCGATGGAGTAGAAAAAGACTAATGGCAACATCCGGAAGTAAAAATTTTGAGCTAGACGTAGCAGATTATGTAGAAGAGGCCTTTGAACGCTGTGGTTTAGAAATGCGCACAGGCTATGATCTCAAGTCTGCTAACAGAAGTCTCAATTTGATGTTGGCTGAGTGGGCCAATAGAGGCCTTAACCAATGGACGATTACAGAAAAGACTGTGACCATGGTTAAAGATACAAAGACTTATGATATTGACAGCACTAATGGGACAGCTCCAATAGATGTCCTGGATGTGTTTATTAGAGAAACAGTCAGCTCAGAAACCACAGATATACCAATGACCAGGTTAAGTAGAGCTGAGTATGCACACATAACCACTAAATCGACTACAGGTAAACCTAATCAGTTTTTTATAAACAAACAACTTACACCGACAATATCAGTTTGGCCAGCTCCAGATAAAAATAGCACCTATACAGTACACATGAACGTACTTACGAGGATGGACGATGCAGATGCGGGCGCAAATACATTGGATCTGCCGTTCCGGTTTTACCCTTGTTTGGCAGCTGGCCTCGCATACTACATATCAATGAAGCGAGCACCAGAAAGAACAAACGCTCTAAAGGCCATTTACGAAGACGAGTTTCAAAGAGCCTTATCACAAGATGAAGACAGAGCATCTTTCAAAGTTTCACCAAGTTTAAGGAGTTATAACAACGCGTAATGGCTTTTGCATCTGGTAAATATTCCTACGGGATCTGCGATATAACAGGGTTTAGATATAAGCTCAAAGACATGCGTAAGACCTGGGATGGTTTGTTGGTAGGTCCAGATCAGTGGGATGCAAAACATCCACAGCTTATGCCAAAACCAGCTCCCCAGGATCCACAAGCTGTTAAAAATGCAAGACCAGATGTGGACGACGATAATTCAGTCTTTTTGGTTTATACTAACGTGGGTGATGGCAAACTTGGAGCAGTCTTAGATACATTTTCTATCACATCCGCAGTAGGCGAGGTTACAGTAACAACATGAGTTTCACATTAGCAACATTAAAAACAGCTATTCAAGATTATCTTGAGGTATCTGAGACGACCTTTACCAATCAACTTAACACGTTTATTAAAGAATCAGAGGATAGGATATTCTCTTTTGTTCAGCTCCCGGACCAAAGAAAAAACGTCCAGGGAAACCTGACTTCTGGTAATAGATTCTTAGCAACTCCAACAGATTTTTATGCACCTATGAGTTTGGCAATAATTAGTTCAAGCACATACGATTATTTAGATTACAAACATCCCTCGTTCATAAAAGAATTTTCTCCTGGCACAACTCAGGGAACACCTAAATATTACTCTTTATTTGATGAAACCTCTTTTGAGATCTCACCGATACCAGATTCAAACTATACAGTTGAATTACATTATTTAAACAAACCAGGCTCTTTAACAAGTGGTAGTGACAGTGGTACAACAACCTTATCTACAGATTATGCAGATGCGTTGTTGTACGGAGCTTTAGTGGAAGGAGCAGTCTTCCTCAAAGAACCGCCTGAAATCGTCGCTCAGTTTGAAGGCCGTTTCAAGGAGGCGATAGCTCGTATGAAAAATATATCAGAAGGTCGTGGCACACGCGACGAATATAGATACGATTCAGTCCGCTCTAGCGTGACTTAATGGTATTAGAACATTTAGAAGGAAAAACAGTAGCAATAATTGGCCTGGGTGTGTCACAGGTAGATTTTGCAATAGGCTTAGAAAACTCTAGAGAGTGGGATGAAATTTGGTGTATCAACTCGGCTGGTTTGGTTTATCCAGCTGATAGGATTTTTGCATTAGATCCGGCCAGTCGTTTCTTTGATTCTGACGATGCCGGCAAACAAACCAATGCAATGATTAAACTCATGTCCACGTCGGACGTGCCTATTTACACTTGCGAAGAAGATCCCAGGATAAAAAACCCTGTGAGATACCCTGTGGAGGAAGTCTGTAACGCTACCAAATGTGCTTACATGAACACTACAGTAGCTTTTGCTATAGCGTATGCTTTGTATAACAAAGTTGGTCGCATAGATCTATTTGGTATAGATTTTTCATATAAACAAAACATGCACTTTGCAGAAGCGGGCAGAGCTTGTGTGGAGTTTTGGATTAGTAAATGTATGAGCGAAGATATTATTGTGGGTATAAGCGGTAGATCTACAGTCTTAGATTCTAACGTGCCGGCCACGGAAAAACTCTATGGTTTCCATAGACTAGATAAACCATTGGTTGCAGTGCCGCATGAGGGCAAATTTATTATTGGGCCCTTCGATGAAATCAACGAACAGCTGGAACACTATGGCCTTAAAATTAATGAGGATGTTGTGCCACCAGAACCATATAAGGGGTAATTATGAGCGCTAAGGGAGATTTTGTACTTGGTAATATCGAGGTTCATTCAACACAAAACAAAGGTCACGATCCAGAATTTTGGGCAGCACAAGCCACAAAAAAGATAGTAAGTATTTCGGATGGTGCGCCGGAGCATATCAAACAACAAGCGTTAGCTTTTCAAAATCAAGTTTATACTGTAATCTTGTACTCTATAAAGAACGCGATTAAGTCGCAAAATACGACTTACTCGAATATACTAAGAGAACAAGGCCATGAAGACATGGCTAAAATATTGAAGGAGCTATAATGGCAATTACATCTGCAATATGTACGAGCTTCAAACAAGAGTTACTTGTTGAGGGGCATAATCTTACAAATGGTGCTGACAGCATCAAACTAGCGCTTTATACAAGCTCTGCAACTTTGGGAGCGGGCACAACTGCGTTTACAACTACAGGACAGGCCAGTGGAACTAACTATAGTTCTGGTGGTAGTGCACTAACAAACGTAACGCCAACCACATCTGGTACTACCGCAATAGTTGATTTTGCGGATCTCACTTTTGGTACGGCTACGATAACGGCTAGAGGATGCTTACTATACAACTCAACTAACTCTAACAAAGCTATTGCTGCGATAGATTTTGGTGGTGATAAGACATCAACAGCTGGTGATTTTACGATTGTGTTTCCAGCTGCAACTGCAACTGGAGCCATTATCAGATTGGCTTAGAGCGCATTAGGATATGTTAGAATCTAACTATGCCTCTAACCAAACTAAATTTTAAACCCGGAATCAACAAAGAGGAAACCGACTATTCTAACGAAGGTGGTTGGGTTGACGGCGACAAAGTAAGATTCCGAAAAGGCCGCGTAGAAAAGATAGGCGGATGGGAAAAGTTTTCACCCTCTTCAATCATTGGTTCAGCAAGAGCCTTGCACTCCTGGATTTCTCTGGGAGGATCCAAATATCTAGGTATTGGAACTACTAACAAATACTATATTGAAGAGGGTGGCACCTATAACGATGTCACACCTATACGAGCAACTACAACCAACGTAGCTACCTTTGCGGCCACTAATGGATCATCTACACTTACTGTTACAGATGCAAGTCACGGAGCTGTAACCGGTGATTTCGTAACCTTTTCTAGTGCTGTGTCGTTAGGAGGTAACGTAACAGCGGCGGTTTTAAACCAAGAATATCAGATTAACCTAGTTACTGGCACTAACACATACGAAATAACAGCAAAAGACACTTCTGGATCTACAGTAACCGCCAATGCAAGCGATAGTGGTAATGGTGGATCTGCTACAGATGCGGCATACCAAACTAATTCTGGCTTAGACTTTTATGTAGAGTCAACGGGTTGGGGTGTAGGTACATGGGGTGCTGGAGCCTGGGGATCTTCAACAGCACTATCGGACACTAACCAGTTACGATTATGGACACACGACAACTTTGGTGAAGATCTTATAATCAATCCTAGAGGTGGTAGTATATTTCGTTGGGTTGAAAACGATGGTTTATCAACGAGAGCAGTAAAATTATCCGCAGTGTCCGGGGCAAATTTAGTGCCCACAAAAGGATTACAAGTAATAACGTCAGAAACAGACAGGCATCTTATTGTGCTTGGAGCAGATCCGATTAGCGGTAGCTCAAGAACAGGAAGTATAGATCCCATGTTAGTAGCATTTAGCGATCAAGAAAACGCCTTGGAATTTGAGCCATTGAGTACGAATACCGCTGGATCACTGCGGCTGTCCTCTGGTTCATCTATAGTAGGCGGATTGAAGGCTAGACAAGAGGTTCTTATTTGGACAGACACATCATTGTATTCCATGAACTTTATCGGCCCACCACTTACTTTTGCAGTCAATCTAATCAATGAAGGTGCTGGATTGCTTGGACCGAAAGCAGCAGTCAATAGTCCAAAAGGCGTGTTTTTCATGTCCAAAAAAGGATTTTATTTTTACAACGGATCTGTGCAAAAACTACCTTGTTCAGTACAAGACTATGTGTTCTCAGATCTCGACGAATCGCAAGCCTTCAAGTGTTTCGGTGGTTTGAACGAAGAGTTTTCTGAGGTTTGGTTTTTTTACCCATCATTGACAGACGACGAGAGAGAAATAACAAGATATGTTATTTACAACTACGAGGAGAATAGTTGGAGCATAGGATCCTTAGAGCGATACAGTTGGTTAGCAGCTGGTGTTTTGAACAAACCTTTGGCAGCTGGAGAAGACACGTCTGTTAAATACATATACGAGCATGAAAAAGGATTCAACAACGATACAGGATCTATGGATGGTGTATTTGTGGAATCGGCTGATATAGACATAGCAGATGGTGATAACTTCGTATTCTTAAAGCGTATTTTGCCTGACATACTGTTTGTAAATGATTTAGGAACTAGCCAGGATCCAGCAATAAACATCGTTGTGAAGCGTAGAGATTTCAGTAATCAAACTTTATCTACGGATTCAACCACTCAAATCACGGCCAGCAGCACTTTTGGTTCTTTAAGATCTCGTACAAGACAGTTTGTGTTGCGGTTTGAATCGGACGACGATAATACCGAAAGTGATAGAAAGAACTATAAATGGAGGCTAGGAAACACAAGAGTTGAAGTACAACCATCTGGTAGAAGATAGATGAGTAAACTGCTTCAAACAAGACTTCCTATAGCCGAAGGTCAGACTGTTAGCGCAGACACATTTAACCGATTAGTAAGAATATTAGAGATTAACCTGGGATCTGTAGATCCAGATGCCATACAAGTCTTTAATTCAACGGAGATTAGCGAATTGCAATTTGCTACCGGAGCGATTATATTTAACTCTACAACAGAGGTTCACCAAGCGTTTGATGGCACTGAATTTAGGAACCTATACGAACATCAAACTTACTTGACTGGATTGTCTGGTACAATGAGTTTAGGAACAGTAACAGTGAGTACACCATGAGCGCGTTAGAAGACAGTTTAAGAGCAGTATATAAATTACCACAAAGAGAAACGGGTGCCGTCATTAACCAGGCAGAAGTTAGAAACCGACTCGAAAGAATGGGTGAAACAGGGGCAGTGATTCCCGATAATGAAATGGAAGTTATGCAACGATTCATGGAAAACCCGGCTTTGGGTGATATGAGAAGAGAAACGGGTGCTGTAATAAACGAGGCAGAATTTACACAAGAAGATCAAGAGACATTAGATAGATTGCTCAAACAAGAGGCAGCGATGGAGTCCGCTCCTCTGGGCCCGTTAGCTCAGGAGCTAAGAGCGCAAGGTTTAGAAGAAGATACTGAACTTGCTCACGTTCGTCTCGGTGAAGTTATCTTACCTCCTGAGTTTTTGGACGACGACAAATTTGCTACGGCAGTAGAAAATAAATTTAAAGCAGAGGGCATTAACCCGGAAGAAGCGGTAGTTGGTGGTATCGGCACACTTAATCCTGGCACCGGATTACAACAGTTTTTCCTCAAGAAGCTCGCTAAAGGTTTAAAAAAGGTGGTTAAGAAGGTAGCGCCTTATGCCGGTTTGATCGCAGCTCCATTCACTGGTGGTGCCTCAGCAGCCTTAATAGGTGGTATTGGAGGAGCTATAGGTGGTGGCGGAATCAAAGGTGCACTGAAAGGTGCGGCCCTGGGTGGCGCTGGATCTGCTTTGTTTGGTGGCGCGGGCGGTGCTGGTGGCGGTATAAGCAAGTTTTTTAATCCAGCAAAAGGTAGCACGGGAATCTTTGGTGGACAACTTGGCCCCAACATTAGAAGTGGTATTGGTGGTTTATTTAAAACTCCAGACTTTAACCCCGCTTCTGGTCAAATTTCTGGTGGCGGTATTTTTGGTAGAGCAAAAGAATTTATATTACCTGGACAAGACCAAAGAGGATTGTTTTCAAATCTTTTTGGTGCTGGTGCACCGCAACAATCTGTTGATGATATAGCTAATAATGTACCTGGAGCAAAAACCAGAGTAGAGAGATTAAGAGCAGAAGGACTTTCTGATGCAGAAATTATGAAAGACTTACAGTTTTCTGGTTATGCCCCAACTTCCCGACCAGGCGTTCTCAGTGGTTTAATTAGTGGTGGCGGTGCTGACGGCGTAGGCAACTTCGGACGTTTAGGTGATTTTTTAGGTGGAGCTGGCGGAGCTGGCGTAGCTGGAGGAGGCGGAGGCGGCTTTGGCAACTTTGCTAAAATGGCTGGTATCGGAGCTTTATCTGCTGGTTTAGGTAAGTTAGCTTATGAAGACGCACAAAAACAAAAAGGCGTGGCTTTGACACCATTAACAACCATGAGTCCTACAGGCAGATACAATATAGAAGCTGAGATAGCCAGAAGAATGGGACAAGCACGACCTAACCCGGTTGAGTTTGGTTTATTGCCAGAAGGCACTTTGCCTCAGTTATCTGGCGGACAACCAAGACAAGCGGCTTACGGCGGTGCTGTAGAAGATCTTACAGGCGGTATGGCTAGAGGTATGATGCGCGGAGGAGGAGTTATGGCCTTTGCACAAGGCGGAGCCGTAGCCATGCAAGAAGGCGGAGAAATGGATCCGAGCCAGTTTCCTAGAATGGATGGCGACATAAATGGTCCAGGGACAGAACAAAGTGACGATATACCGGCTATGCTATCAGATGGCGAGTTTGTTATGACAGCAAGAGCAGTTAGGGGCGCCGGTTCTTATGAAATGAAAACAGAACCAGGTGGAATCATTAATTTAGTACCAAGTTTAGAAGAGGACAGGGAGAGAGGCATGGACGATATGTATAAGGTCATGGACACCTTTAGCGGCCAAGCCAATCCCTCATAAGATATGTCATTTTTTAGAGAATTAGCAGAAAGGGTAAGGGAAAGAGCAGCAGCTCCAACATTACAAACACAAGTTTTACCACAAGTAAATCCTGTTCCTACGCAAATAGGCGGTATAGGTTCAATATTGCCAATGCAGACTATCACTTTGCCTGGTGGACAAACAGTACAAATACCAGAGATAAACATGGAGGAGGTCAATGCTAATTTATTAGCAGCTGGTATCATACCTCAAGAACCATTACAGGCAGTAACACCAACACAACCTACACCTATTCAAAGTCCAGCTGAATCTTTTTTAGCTAACGCGGACATACAAGATACAGGTGCACTGTCAATACCTAGCGTTTTGAGTGGCACTCCATCTTTTGCCGCAGATGCTTACAGGACTAATTTCGGAGAAACGAATCCAGCGGGATTTAGAAATCCTGAAAGGTTAGCAGACCAACTTTTTGATCGCAAAATTGAATCACTTGGACTTCCCCCAATCGCAGAGTTAGATCCTAATGTATCAATTCCAGCAAAAACCCCTCAAACAACTTCTGTTCCTGGCACTACGTCACCTAGTCCTGGGGCAGAAGTCTCACCAGCACCAACATTTAGAACAGCAGATTTCCAAGATGCCGATGGTAATGGCATAGACGATAGGGATGAAATGAACACGAATCCTAATCTTGCCACAACATTACCAGATCTTCCGGGCACAGGTAGCCTTGTAACTCCACCAGCTAGTACATCACCTCCAGCACCAAGAGAGGATATGCCTTTCGTGCCTAGCGTTAGACAGGTTGCTACAGGATTAGATCCTTTAACAGAACAGTTGTTATTTGGTATTGGCGGTGAGGGTGGATTTATACCAGGCGCTATGCGAGCGGCAGAGAAGACTTTCTTTGATGAAGAAGGCAAACCGATTGTTATAGAAGAACAAGTAGCTGGTTTTACCCCGGATCAATTAAGAGCAGCCGAACTAGCCAGACAAGGCGTTGGCATACAAGATCGTTTTATTAGTGGCGCTGAGGGCGCTTTTGGGCAAGGTATAGATGCTTTGAGCCGTGGATTCGGTAGGGCGAGAGGCTTCGCTGGACAAGGTTTAGAAGCAACAAGAGCTGGACTTGGCGATTTAACATCTGGTTTATCTGAACAAGAAAGAATATCCAGAGGAGCCACAGGCCAGTTTGGACAAAGACTGGGTGGCCTTGGAAGATTGGCAGCAAGATCTACAGCTGACTTTGGTGGTAGATTGGGCGAATCAGAGCGTTTATTAAGGGGCACTACAGGCGCTTATGATCCTTCTCTGACCTCAGCTTTCTTTGATCCATTCGAGGATCGTGTCGTACAACAAACAATCAGTGATGTATTAGAGCAAGGAGCTCAAGCTGACATTGCAGCGCGAGCTGGTGATATAGCCAGAGGCGGTGAGTCAGCGTTTGGCTCAAGAGCTCGTTTAGGCGCTTCTGAG